GCACAAGTCCCTGGAGGACGCTTAATAAATTGCCAAATGTAACCACGAGATCTGAGACGCCCTGCCCAGTCTCTTCGATTTTATCGGCTAGGCCTTTAGAACCACCCATGGATGCTGTGGCACCTTCTAACGCTTCCACTAAGCTTTCACCTATTGTCGCTGAGGCGGTTTTCATTGCTGCCGAAAGTATGCGGGTGGTGTTGGCTAAGCCTTCACTGGTCCGGCTAAAGTCCCCCTGGGCTACTGTGCTTTCCTTATATATGACAGCGTTAGCGGCCAGCACTTTCTGGCTGGCTGTAAGTTTGCTGGTGCCATTACTGATTCCCAGATTTAACCCTTCCTGGCGCAGTTTGGCATCATCTAGGAGTATGCCGTAGGCGCGCAAGGGTTTGCTGCTGCCACGCAAGGCCGAGCCAATGGCCTCAACGGCCTGCTCCGGGCTGGTGTTATTAAACGATGCAAGATCTGAAGACAGGGTAACCAGGTCTGTGGAGAAGTCGACTAGTTCTTGGTCTGCCAAACCTGCACTCATACCGAATTGTGCAAACGTCGCTGCCGCGTCCAATGCCTCAGTTGCGGTTTGTCCTAGTGCAGTAACGGAGGTCTCGGCAAATTTGAGGACTTTGTCGGACGATTCCCCGAATATCTCGCTTACCTTATTTTGTGTCTCGACTAAATCCGAGGCGGCACTGACCGCGTCCACCCCTATTTTTACGGCAAAAGCCCCAGCGGCGGCAGCGGCGCCAATCAGTGCCGGCCCTAAATATTTGCTTACTGAGTCGCCTAGGCCTCTAACCCCTGTCTTCGCCTGACCCATGCCCCTGTTGAAATTCTTTAGATCGGCAGCTAAATAGATCCTTAGGGTTTTACCTCTAGCCATTAGACTGTGATCCATTTCTGGATAGTGCGATCCACGGCCCGAGTCCACTCTTGTAGCGCTGGCCGCTGGTAGGAAGCCGAAGCCTCACCCAGCCAATCGTTCACCGTAAACGGGTTAGTCCCTGTGAGATCCTTAGCGCCTTTACCGCGGCCACTGTCTGTGGGATAGCGAACCATGTTAGTACTTGCCCCATTGCTGTAGGCTCTTCTTGAGAAACCGATACTAACCGAGGGGATCCGGTCGTTTCTTGACCTAACTGAGCCTGCTAGACCCTCGCCCCAGTGCGGAACTTTGCGGGCTTCACGCTTGTAGGCCGGGACCATATGCCGCTCAGCAATGACGCGGCTGGCAGCTTTCAACTCCGCGTTAGCGACTTTACCCAACTTACCGAAATCACGGAGTAAAGCGTTAAGTCCCTCGACACCGGCTACAAACTGCTTAGCCATCGGCTTTCAACTCCTCCATAATCGTGACCACTTCACGGCCTGTTAGTTTCTTAACCTCACTGAGCGGCCACCCTGTGGCGATCGCCAACTTTATCATTAGCCGGCTGTGGCTTCCTGCGTAAAAGGTTCGGCATCTTCGCTCACCATATCTACCTTGACGCGGTTACGCCTGGCCCACAGCTTCACGGTTGCGAGGTTGCCAGGCTCTTTATCTTCCAGATAGTAGTAAGCGATCGTAAGGCGCATACCCTGCTCGCTGGCTGGCTTGTCACCTTGTAGTTCTTCGTACATCATAAAATCCACGGGTAGCGTTTCGATCTCTATCGTTTCGTGGTTATCTGATTCAATCTTTAGCTTTGGATACATTGGGTGTTCCCCTTTGCTCTCGTTGTTTAAGTGAAGACGATTTCGCCTTCAAGTCCTACAGTTGCAGTACTAACGCCGTCAGCTGGGAACGTGACGGAAGCGCCATTGATATACATTGCGGCGCTAGTCCACGAACCAATAGTGCTAGTGATGGTCACCGCGACCGGGGTAGCTGTCTGAATCGAACTCTGGATTGCCTCATACATGCCCGTATTCTCATCGTAGAGGAAATCTAGGCTGACGGAGGAAACCAAATCAACGTAATCAAAAGCCACACACGCCATAGTTTTCGTGCGCAAGATTGTCGGATTTGTTTCTACTGATCCAGATGTGATCTGGCACTCGTACTGGACGCCGCCGAGATCAACCGTGAAGGCTGCCCCCGCGACTGAGATTGCTGCTGGCATGGCTAACTCTCTTTCATATCGATAGATAGGTTGATTGCTGTTGATACTACGGTCCCTTGAGCGCCAATCGAAAGTAGCTCGGGGCTGCTCACGGACTCGACAAGGAAATTGGTTGGCACAAGTGCCAATATGGTGTCTAGGGCTGTCTCTGTTTGTAGTGTTGCTGTGTCGTTCACTCGTGCATTAATATTGATTAGGACCCGCCAGCGGCAGTTGTAATTAAGATTAGAACCGAGCCTGTTCACCAAAACCCAAGGGCTGTCCGCGACGATAACGATGCTCGGGGTAATCGGGGTACTCGGCACAGTGTCATAAATCCGGTACCCGTGACCACTAAATGCAGTGATTAGCATCGCCCGAGCTTCTGTTGTTAGGGCCATTACCCGACCTGCGTTTTCATGTCCAGATATGGGGTCAATAGCGCCATAACTCTTTTGGTGATCCAGGCGCTTAACCTGTATGGACCCGGAGTGAAATCCATGCTGACTGATTCGCCACCGGCGGCGGTTGAGGCTTGGAATATTTCGACCGCGACGCTCATGGCCGCCTCTTTACAGGCGGGTGGTTCTGCGGTTACGGAGGCAGGGGTGATGAGGAACCCGATCAGATCGGAGGCAGCAGCAGCCACTTGGTCTAGTACCGCATCGTCGGGTGAGACGTATGCAATATCTAAATTATTGGCCAGTTCTTGACCTGTGACTAGTGCCATGCTGATCGGGTTCCTTTCACTCTACTTGGTTGAGGTTTTGCCTTCTGCTGCGATAACCTCGAGGCTCAGAACGCCTGGCGCATTAAATAATGCGGAGGCTCCATAGCCATACACGGCCACGTCCCGGCCTAGCTGGCTGACGTTGTCGGCTGCAGCTAGTTGTGGGCTAACTTCGATCCAGGATGCTGCCGAACGGTTAGACACGAGGATTGCTCCGGCGGCTAGGTTGCGGTCGTGGATTACTGGCAGACCCGAGACGCTCACGCCTAGAGTACCTGCCGTGACGACGCCACTGACATTTTGTGTGCCATATGTCTGAGGGAAAAAACTCGTCCACCCTCCGACTTTCTGGAAAACGTCGCTGGCCACGAGGACAAATTCCGCGGCGTTTCCTGTAGCGGTCTCCACATTAACTGACGCTGTAAACACAGCTTCACGGAAAGGCACGCCTGTAGTGTCTGCTGCAAAGTTGTAATTCTGTGGGGTTGATCCGGCAAGCATGGCATCAACGAACACGTTGTCTGTTACGAGTGCGTAAGAGTTCAGCATGATCCGGTTATGTGCGTCCAAGTAACTAGGGCTGGAGCGTTGTAGCAACTGGAATGAGATGTCAGATCCAGCGCCATACGTCACTAGGCTGGCTGTTCCTTTTTTCATGTCAATACGGACGCTGTTTACATCAGTCTTTTCATTTCCTTGGGCGGCAACGATACTCGAAATGTCCCCGTCGTAATAAGGCCATGCAAAGTCGAGGCCACTGGTTCCGGCTGACTCAACGCCGAACGCCGTGATACCTGGACGACCAAGATCCACAATGTTCTTGACTTGTTGCATCCAGTTCGGAGCCATTACGCCTGGGTTGTTGGGAGTGGTCTGGTCTACGAGTGCGCGGGACTCTTGCTCGCCACTAAGCACTGCTTGCGAGTACTCACCAAGTGAACGGTATTTGGCTAGCTCGTGTGCTTCTTCGCCAGCGAAAGCTTTTGCCTCAATATTCTTCACGTCTTCACGCAATGCGGCTACCGCTTCACGCGCTTCAGCATCTACCGAGACAGTCTCGGCCTGTTCGATTGTCTCGGACATTGTTTCTCCTTCGATTTCTCTGATGTTTTCAACATTCGCTGATGCGTATGCTGGATATGGGGTTAATGAAACCTCTAAAAGGTTTGCTGCTGTGTGTTGAATCGCATCTTTAGCACGATTCATCACTGACTTAAGTGGGTTGAACCCCACTGATAGACCTTTGATGGTTCCTGTTCGCGCTAGGACTGCGGCGTCACGGCCTTGGACAGTATCAACTAGGTCAAAGTCAATGTAGAGGCCATCCTCACGGTTCTCTGCGCCCGTAATTTTTCCGACCGGCTCGCCATGTCTATAGGCCAACGGTTTTCCAATAACTTTTTCTATGTCGAAAGATCCCGCAGCGAACGATTCACGCACACCACCAATCATTGTTTCGGTTCCGTAAGGGACAGCCATGCCGTGGCCAGACCCAACAACGTCGCTGCTGGTGCCTTCCTCACGTTCCTGGAATACAACTGTGGATTCGGTATTAAGTTGCTTCATGCTATTCCTTACTTTGGCTATACACGCCAAGTGTCGGTAGATCAAGGATCATTTTAGCTTCGTCTTCGGTGATAATTCCAGCGCCTGTGGGGCCAAGCTTGGTAATGAGGTCTGCTGTATCTAACGGGTTCGCCCGAAGAAACTCTGTTGTATCAAATTTGATGGTGTGGCCTTGTGGGGTTATATCTGGCATGGATAGGCGCTGCTCCACCATCATCATTATTGGGCGTAACGCTGTATCTAATAATTGGCGATACAAGTCCGTCCTATTTGAATACGTTAGGCTGCTGCCAGGGACCCCAGCGCCACACCAAATAGGATCAATACCAAATTCACGAGCGATTTGCGTGGCCGCTAAATTAATTCCCTCGACTAGTTGGACATCTCGGGCACTGAATCCCATGGTTTGGGCGTCAATTCCATTGGACAAATATGCTGTCCCTTGCGTGGCCCGAGCCTCTTCCCAAGCGTCAAGGAGCAAATCTACTTGGGACGCTGGGAGGTCTGGGCCGGAGTTCTTGAGAGCCACAGTGGGTATGGGGCTGGAACTGTAAAGTATTTGGGCCGCCATTAGAGAGGCTGCCACGTTGATAGCAGTCGCGCCGGTCTGAAGTACTCCACCGAGACCATCGCCGTAAAACTTTATTACATCTTTCACCGGGACGGTGGACCCGTTGTAGTAGAACGGGTCGGAGGGTGGTTCTGAGTCATCTTGTACTGACCCGAACGAATAGGTGGGGTTATCTGATACGTCTTCGACCCGCATAACCATGATTTCAGCTGGGAACCCATCCCATGTGCGACGTGTCACTAGCCAGTAAGCCTTGTCATACATCATTAGGTCGCTGATAGTGCGGGTCATTACCGCCGAGTATGGGAGTGCGCGGGATGGCATTTGTAGGAATGATCTGATCGGGACGGGCGCATCATAACGGTATTCCCGTAATTGGAAAGAGCTGATCGTGTGCGTGAAGGTTTTCAGCGCGTTCACGAAAGCCGGAACCTGTACGGCGTCGTTAGCTGTGGCGCGGACTTGTAGGTTTTTGTTAAGTAATGTAATTATTCCTGACGATTCACGAACGCGAGAGGGAGGGTCGGCTTGTGCTGACTCCGTAGCCTGGGAGGGCTTTGCCCCCCTCACGACGTGAAGGGCATTGGGGAACACCATGCCCACACCGTAACCCTTTACCATAGGTTTGGCAAACTGTCAAAGGTTTGCGTGATTTGCGCGTGTCTCTATTCTGGGTCTGCATACCATTGCGCCAAAGTTTGGAGCACCCATGCTGGTCGCTCGTCTTTAATCCTTCGCACCAGCACCTCGTGTGAAGCGGTTAATTCAATGAATATGGCTGTGTGTCGTTTGTAGATCGTTCTGGCTTTCAAGGTGGGTTTACTGTCAATTACGTATGAATCGCTCCTCTTGGAGTGTGCTATCGCGGCAGGGATCACCGCTTTTCTCATTAGTCGGGCCGTGTTGCGGATCGCCAACGGGTAGGAGTGGTGGGGTGTTCCCTCTACCGCTATGGATAGGGCTATCCGGTCAAGGTCTACCACCATGTCGTTAAGTGTGGCGTGCTCCCTGGCGTAAGTAGATTTGCCTACACATGGTGGGCCTGTTATTACATAGAGGGTCATTTTCGACGCCTAGACCGAATTGTTGCCAAACCCCTGGGTGTTTTCGCTGCTTGACTGATCGCAAACATGATGGCTCTAGCGGCGTAGATCGTGGATCCCATCGGGCTGGTTAGGACCCACCCACCTGTGCGCATCCCGATACGGCTGGCCGCGAAATGCTCCTGCAGCACTATGTTCCCATCGTGGCGTAGCTGACCTCGACTAAAGAGGTCTTGAAGTACCTGTGTGGCGGCTACGGCTTCACGTTGACCAATCAGCCCATCAAACCTAGATGTCAGCCGGTCCACATAGCCTGGAGTAACCAACACGTGAACACTCGGGTGTTCTTCTCGGATCTCATCCAAGCGCTTATCCACATGTTGTAAAGTCCTGTGGGTAGTAACTCGGGCAACGATCAGCCCGTCCTCGTTTGGGGCGGCGATCGCCACAGCGTGACCCTGGCCATCGAATGACGATTCGACACACACGCTCCACACTGCCCCAACAGGTAGCGGTTCATCTTCATCGAGTGTTGATTTCCACCACTGCGGCTTCAGCCAATGGTTGAGGGATGCCACCCACTGGTTCAAGTATTGAGTCCTAAACGATGTTTCTTCAACGTTCTGGTGCTGTTTCTTGAGGAAAGCCTCACGTTTATCGCTCCACTCGGGTGAACCCCATTTCCATGTACTGACCAGATCAGGGCTGGCTTCTGGAGGGGCCGACCACTCTAGGAGTAGGATGCCTTCACCTTCAGGGTCGCTGAGGCGATCAATGGCCCGGCCACGATAAGCCAGCATCAAGTCACTACTGGAATCACCAGCGGTAGAGACCAAGTAAAGCTGTGGCATGTTCCTCATAATCATTGTGGGCGCGACAGCCTGGTCAACCACGTCACGATCCACACTGAAAGCCTCATCAACGAAACATAGTGATATTGAGTATCCGATACCGGAGTTGTTATTACTGGCCGCAACGATCCACCTAGACTGACCCCACTCATCCGGTGGCAGGTCCATGCCGGAGCGGTCATTGCTCCACCTCACACTCTTGGCCCCATACCGCTGCATGGCCCATAAGCCCGCAGGCCTGAAAACTTCCAGAGCCACGGCCTTCCTATTCGCAATGTGGAGAACTGTCTGTTCCTCACCGAACAGTTCACTGTGGTGGATACGCCAGAGGCAAATTGCTCTACTGAGGAAAGACTTGCCCGACTGCCTGCCGACAGTAATCACGCAAATACTC